TTCCGTTGATAACGACAAACGTATTTAATTACGTTGCCTTGAAAAAACGAAAGATCATTTTTAGAAATAAACTCATAAGGTTGAATCGGAAACTTTGTGTAATGATTCCCGCCGACCTGAGTATACTGTGGAAATGATTCTTTAAATATATCGTCGTTTGTCATAGTTGATATCCCTTCCTTTCAATTTTAGCTCTCATTAAATATAAATTTCTTTTGGCTCTCGTGCAACCTACATACCATACTCTGTGCTCTTCGTCACGCTTTATTACACTTTTTATTGTAGCTTCTCTTATTTTTTTAGCATTATCTAATACCAAAATTACGTTCTCACATTCTCCACCTTTTGCTGCATGAATAGTAGATACTTTAATTCTTGCTTCATCACTTAATTTTTCTTTATTTGACAACATTAATCTTATATAAATTTTATCTTCAGCTGGCGCATTATCAAAACACTCAAACCACTTTAAATCTTTCTTGAGTTCTCTGTTACCCATGTATTCTTTGATATCTTCTAATGCTGTATCTGGTATTGATTCGCCATTTAACCATTTGCTATGATTAATAATGGCCCTGTATAATTTAGTATTGTAACTTTTTTGATGTTTGTTTTCATAATACAAACCTTTTACTTTTAACAGATCACATATTTCTTTAGACCTAGATATAGTTCTAGTTAAGATTAACCAATCCTGACTAAATAAGTCAAGATTCTCTAAGCTATTAATTTTGCTACACAAACCCTCTTCATCTCTAGGAAGATAATTTTTAGTTGCTCTTAACCCTTCAATCCTAGCAGTAATAATTTCTGAAATGTCTTGCACTGCTTTAGGTATTCTTCTAGATCTGGACAATACTTTTTCTGTTGCTGGCTCTTGAATGAATCTATCTACATCTGCACCAGCCCAACCATAGATTGCTTGGTCATCATCACCTGCAAGATAAATTTTTTTAGATTTAGATTTTAATATGTCGTAAAGTTTCCATTGTATTGGTGATAGGTCCTGAGCTTCATCAATAAAAACTACATCGAACTTTGGTATTTTATGTGGCTGTTGTACAATGTCATGAATCATATCTGTAAAGTCAACTAAGTTGTTTACATCAGGATGTTTATAATGGTTATAGTTTGCTTCTATATGTTTTAAAAGATCTGGATCTACATTAGTAGAATGTTCAGCTGTGCAGTATTCCTCCCACACCGGTATATCTTTTTCTTTTGCTTTTAAAATAATTTGAAAGTATTCATTATCACATGTTAAGTAAGGAGATGCGTCGGCATCTTTTTTTGCATTAACTCTTACACTAAGTTCTTTACCTAGATCATTGTAATGATAATCCTGCATTACATTTTCTTCTCGGAGTCCTAAGCTATGAAAAGCTAAAGAGTGTAGTGTTTGAAAATATTTTAATTGTTTCTTTTTATATTGTGGATTTTTTTTAAGCATACGATCTTTTGCTTCGTTTGCCGCTTTACGTGTAAATGCAAAGTATCCTAACTTATTAACGGGAGTGCCTATTCTTATGTAGGCCATGGCACGTCTAATTAATTTTTCAGTTTTACCAGTACCTGGTGGACCGTATATCTTAGTTACTTTTTTCATCACTCGGCGAAAATGTATCTACAAACTTTCCAGAAAAGTTAAATGTACCGTGATGTCCAACCTCACAATGAACTAGAGCATGAAGTTTAAATCCCGCTTGTCGCGCTAGACTACAAAAAGAAACATCTTCTCCATACCAAGCACCTTCTTTTGAATCAAAAGTATTTTCCCAAAAATTATATAAATATTTTTTTTGTTCATCAGATATTCCAGAAGCGTATTTAATTTTTAATTGTGGGTATTGTTTAATTAATTTTTTATAAACAGATCTATGGATTAATGTTAGTCCTGCTGGCCCTCCGATAATTTCCGTGATTCCTGATTTATCAATATTGATATTTTTGTAATCAGGAAAAGCTACAGAATAAGACACAGAATTATCATGAGTCTTTTTTCTATAAGGAGCACAAATAAAATCTTTTTGAGCCATGATCATTGATCCGATAACTTCAGGTTCAAAACTTACATCAGCATCAACAAATAATTGATAATCATAATTAGATTCTAAAAATATTGCGGACAATATATTTCTTGAATAACCTACGTAAGGTGATTTAAATGTAGATATATTTGTTTTAATTTTAGCTGCAGTAAATTTATCAAATAGTTTTAATAAACTTAAACAAGTTGGTACTTGCATGGTATCGTAGCAAGGCATCGATACATGCACAGTAGGTATTTTTTTATCGGTCATAGTATATCCTTTTTGCTTTTCATTGGTATTATTTCAACAGGGTTTTCTTCTCTTTCAAAATGAGTCATTGATATTTTAACACACCTGACTGGGTTATGTGATTTTTTTTCTGATTCTTTTTTAGGATATCGTTTAAGACTCCTAAGTTCTGCAGTAAAAAAATCCATCATCATTTGCCCTGTCCTATCTATTTTAGATTTCCATTCTTTATTCTTTAAAAAATTATAGAAAGGATCAAATACAAAATAAGCAAAACCATCATCAATTAATGTGCTACCACTTCTAAACGAAGCGTCACTTACTGCTGGTACACCATGAATATAATCATCTAAATGTTTATGAAGTATTTCTTTTGGTGAGGTACCTGGAGGAGCTTTTTCTGTTTTCATTCCTTGCCATAGGTTATCTAAAATATTTTGCATGTCATCACCCTTGATTCGTGGTGGTGGAATAGGGGTGTGAGCTCCAATTAAACGTCTAAGTTTTTCTTGGTCCATAATGTAATTAATATCTCTAGCAATTATTTGCTGCGTAGTTTCACCTTCTACTTTGTCATTGTAATGTACAGTGAATCTAAACTCTGGTTCAGGAGAATAATCTATTTTAATTAATGCAGATAGTGCAGGAAACTTTTTAACTTTATCAGAGGCTACACCAAATTTTCTTTTTAAACATTCTGATTTAACACACATACTATTAATAGGTTCTTCCGAACAAGTATGGCCTGCGGTATCTTTTTTATATGCTTTAATTTTTTGTTTTACTTTTTCATCCCCCCATATGTTATCGTAAACAATATAATTTCTTGCACCCTCTAAAAGTTTTTCTTCCCAGTTGTCTGGATATTTCTTTTTAGCAAACACCATGTAGTTATAAATAAATCGATCTCTGTAATCATCTAATTTAGATTTAGATAATCTTTGTAAACAAACTGGACCATCGACAAATTCATCTGCACCACCAGTTAGTTCTAATCTCATAAGTTCTGTAGCAAATTCTTCTAGATCTTCTTTGCTTTTTGTGTTAGCCTCGACGACTTTTATAAATTGTTCAAAAGTAAACTCAGTCCCATCTAAATTCACACCCACTCTTTCATTACGATTATAATAAGGTAAGTTTATAAAGTTACCATTGATAGGTTTACTATCTGAACCTATTCCTAATTGAGTTTGTTTTGGAAATATTTCTGTTGAAGCTTTAAGGTCAAAAGTAAATAATAATTTATCTAAAAAATTTCTTACAAAGCTAGCTTTAACTGGTTGATTAAAGAATACATATATGTGGAGTCCACCACTTTTAGATTTAACTGGGACTACTGGAATATTTTTTTTGTCTATAATTTCTAAATATTTTCTAAGATCAAAGTTATCATATTCATCAGAGTCTATGTCTATCGCTCCAAACTTTGCTAATCCATCATCATCGCATGGTTGTATACCTATAGATTTTTTACCACTAAGATGGTCGAGATAGTCTGACTCTAATAATTCTTTAGCTGCCCAACCATATTTTAATTTTAATTTTCCTGTAGCAGGATCTTTAAATGCTGAATTGATATCAGCATAACCATAGTCTCTTTTAAGACCTGTAAATATATCTATAAATTTTTCTTCCATCTTTATATTTTTAAGGGTGGATCCACTCTCGCTTCACCACCCTAGTTGCAACAATTCCTCTTAAGGAATACTACATTATGTTAGCTGACCCATCGGTAGCTTTAATTGTATCTTCCTCACCATGTTTAACCTGGACATCTCCTTTAGAGATGCTTTCAGAAAAACTTCTGGCTTGTTGATACAATGCAGCATTTTCGATTGGACCTGATTTGCTAACTTCCCAACCAAACCATGTACCTTTGTCGTTAGACTGTTGTACAGTTTTTAATTGATAAAGATGGCTAAAAGATGCGGGAGTAAACAATCCGTTTTTCCCCTGCATTTTTATACTTTGCATCATGCTATTCCATTTTCTACTAATTTTTAATTGAGTAGATTTCATAGCAATCAACGCTGTAGTCGGTGAAGCACTATTAACTAATACAAAGTGTTGTGCAGTTTTCTCAATATAGTTACCATTAGGTAATCTATCTTTGAAATCCCCACCTCTAGTTGTTTTAGTCATGATGTCACTTGATGAAGGATAGATATTGACCGGAGCACCTGATCCATCTTTTCCTCTATCTTTCCACTCAACATACTCGAGTTTGTAGTAACATGGAATCACTTGGACCCCTTTTTCACCATTGAAGAGTTCACCTGTTACTGAATTGTATATCATTCCAGGTTCTGCACCTTCTACATACTTGCCGTCTCTCTTGTTTACTTCAGGAGATAACTGACCAAGTATTTTAAGAAATGGTAATGCAAGATCATCTTGAGTTACCGTTCCAGTTTGTATGGCTGCATCAGCTTCAAACACAACGTTTGTAGACAATGCACCATTCTTCTTTGTTGTTGGTTCTTTGTTCATGTTTCTATTTCCTTGTTATTTTGGTTCTGTTTCCTGCGAACACGTTAAATAGATCCGTGGGCATCTCGAGACCCTTTTCGGTACGCTCACGGACCAGAGCTTTAAGTGTCATTGGTTCAACCTTTAACTTTTGGGTCGGTTGATACCCTTGACCTTGTGCAAGGTCAGCAAAAGTTGCTGCCTTGTTATCTTCGTTACGACCAAAGGAAACAGTGATCATATTTTTAATTACGTCACCTAAGCCATTATTACGAAGCCAGTTAAATGCTTCTTCCTCTTTTGCTTTAGGAATCGAAGCACCATAGACGGGTTTGACTTCTACGCCAGCCCCATCTTCCAAACTAAATTTTGATATATTCATCTCTGTCATCATGGTAGGTATAACCTCTCCTGATAAAACGTCTATATCATTTTTAATTTTTTTTAATTCTTCTTCTTTTGTTTTAAACTTATCTTCCATGTCTCTTAATTTAATGACCTGGGCAGATAGTTCTTTAATGTCATTCGTTTGCACATTTGCTAACGAATCAACTTTGTCCTCTTCTAAATTAATAGAAGATTGTGGGATCTTTATTTTTTGTTTTACACTCATTGCTTTTTACCTTTCGTAGTAGTTAATAATGTTAATATAATGTCATAATATCCTATGTCAAGCTTAATCTTCAATCTTTCCTTTTTCATATATGTTAATTTCTATTGGATAATACATTTTTTCTTGTCTATCCCATTTTAATAAATTAAATTTACCCTGTGTCTTATCTGCAACAATAGAACATGCAACCCCTATTATAGCTGGATCGCCTGTAAGTAGTAAATAATCTTTAGGTGTATATTTATCTAAAAGTTTTCTTAATTTAAATATTAATGGCCCAGGAGATAAAATAATTTGTGAATGTTCTGGAAGTAATTGTACTAGTTTACCATATTTTTGAGCTCCCATAATATTAAATTTAGGGCTACCTATTTTTGTACCAGGTAATTCTTGAATAACATAAACTAAAGGCTCATTACTTTGAGTTGGTACTGTATTTAATGTTGTTAACGTCATATAACTTTCCTATTGACTTGTTATATAGGTTTTGATATGCGTGTCAATAGAAAGAAGAATTACTATGAACTATAAATTTAAAACAAAGCCATACGAGCATCAATTAAAAGCTCTTAAGAAGTCTTATAATAAAGAATTATTTGCATACTTTATGGAGATGGGTACAGGTAAATCTAAAGTGTTAATAGACAATGTATCTATGTTGTATGATAAAGGTAAGATAAATGGATTTTTATTAGTAGCACCTAAAGGTGTTTATAAAAACTGGTTTGATTCGGAAATACCAACACACATGGTAGACCATGTTGAAAAGAAAATGGTATTATGGCAAGCAAACATTACTAAATCTCAACAACAAAAATTAGATACTTTATTTGAACCTGGAGAAGATCTTCATATATTAATTATGAATGTTGATGCATTTAGTACGAGCAAAGGTGTAGAGTTTGCAGCTAAATTTTTACGTTGTCATCGAACTATGATGGCCGTTGATGAGTCTACTACAATTAAAAATCCTGATGCTAAGAGATCTAAACATATATGTTCCTTGGGCCAGTATGCTAAATACAAAAGAATACTTACAGGATCACCAGTAACTAAATCACCATTAGATTTGTATAAACAATGTGAATTCTTAGGAGAAGGTTTATTAGATTTTACTTCTTATTATGCATTTAGAACTAGATATGCCATACTTAAAACTATGAACTTTGGTTCACATAGTGCAAAAGTTCCAGTTGGTTATAAAAATTTACAAGAATTATCTGATAAAATTGCTGTGTTTTCTGACCGAGTTTTAAAAGAAGATTGTTTAGATTTACCTGATTATACATATCAAAAAAGAATTATACAATTAAGTAAAGAACAACAAAAAATTTATGATCAAATGAAAAATGTAGCTCTTGCACAAATGGACGGTAAATTGATGACCACTTCTACTGCATTAGTGCAACTGATGAGACTTCAGCAAATTACTTGTGGTCACTTCAAAGCTGATGATGGTACACTTAAAATTATTAAGAATGAAAGAGTTAATGCATTGATGGACATATTAGAAGAGGTAGAGGGCAAAGCTATTATCTGGGCCCATTGGAGACATGATATAGACTCTATAGTTAAAGCTATTGAAAAAGAATATCCGGGTTCCGTGATGACTTACTATGGTTCCACTTCTACTGAAGATAGGGCCAAAGCTATAAAAGAAATACAAGACCCTAAATCTAAAGTTAGATTCTTAGTAGGTACACCTCAAACGGGTGGCTATGGTATCACACTTACGGAAGCTAATGTAATGATTTATTATTCTAATGGTTATGATTTAGAAAAAAGAACTCAAAGTGAGGCTAGAATAAATCGTATAGGTCAAAAAAGAAAAATGACTTACATAGATATTATATGTGAAAAAACCGTAGATGAACGTATAGTAAAAGCATTGCGTAAAAAAATAAACATAGCGTCTGAGGTTATGGGAGAAGAATTAAAAGCATGGATTTAATAATAGTAAACGATGGTCTGTATCAATTAATACCTGTTACAAAACAAATGTTAGAAGGAATTGTAATAACAGCAGAAACAAATTGTATGGAAGTATGTGATATACTTAGACTAAAATTAACAGGATACGTAGATACTTTAAACTTACATATAATGAATGACGGTAGTGGCAATTGGATTGGTTGTATGTGTCGCTAGACTACATATGATTTGAAAGCACAGCTAAAAGTATGGCACCTAGTCCACCTATAATCCATTTTTCTAATCTTGCTATTCTAGTTTCCATTCTATCAATTCTTTCAAAAGTTTGTTTCTGCATAATTCGACAAATCTTTTCATGATATTCTATTTTCTGTAGTGCTGATTTTCTTGGCATTATACTAAATCTTTTCCATAAATAGGGTTACTAGCGGTTCCAAAATTAAAATTCATATTATTTACATTAGAAGTGTCAGCAACCTCTACTTCTTCATCGATCCCTATTGGATTAATTTCTTGAACTTGTAAAATACCAGTGTTGGATATATTATTTTTTCCTTCGCCTCCGCCAGTGCTTCCAATCGGGTTACCATAAGCGTCTATCGTACCTGCCATTCTAGCTGCCATATAGTCCTGAAAACCTAAATTAGTTTTACCTGCAGGTACAACTTTTTGATTATAAAAATCTAAATTATTTGTTGGTCCTAATTTTTTAGCTATATTTTTTACTAAATTTAAAGGAGTTGGAAGTTTATTATAAAAAGATTTAATCTGGTCAAAGGTAGTTGGTTGTAAAGATTGTAAGTTTTGAGCCATTACGTTTTTACCATATTGTGAAAACTGACTAACTGCACTTTTATCAGGACCTGTATCTGTAAAACCACCTATATTTCCAGTGGTTCCTTTTGGACCTTTACCTTGAGACATTATTCCTTTTTCTCTGTTAGAGCTGCCTCCATTTCCTCCCGAAGATTTACTTCCTCCTAGTCCACCCGCATCTCCTCCTTGTAGTGACATAATACCACCAGGACCTACATTAGGTTTACCTTTTAATGATCCATATAAATTTTTATTTATTAAAATTTTTTGTTCTCTGGGTGTAATGTACGCTAACTCTGCTACTACATGATCTGAAGAAGATAGCCATTTTTTAGGAACTGTTACCATTTCTTGTTTACCAAGAAAATTTTTTGTGCCTGCTTGTACTACAGGTTTAATTTTTTTCTGTTGATCTTTAGTTAGCCTTTGATCTTTGTATGTTAATTTTTTATCTGTTGCCATACTATACTATACCTCGATTATTAAATAAGGCATCTATTTTTTGTGCACTATTCATGTTATTTAAATTAAATTGAGTTCCTGCATTTATGTTATTTGCAAATAAATTAGCATTTACAGGCACATCTTTGTTTACGTCTACAGGCAGAACTGCTTTAGTTTCTGTTATTAAAGTTCCGGTTGGAGAAGCTAAATCACTTCTTAAATCTCTAACCTCTTCTACTCCAGGACTCAATAAACTATCTATTGCATCATTTAAAAGATCTGTTGATCCACCTAATTTATATTTTTTTAAATCTTTTTTAAGGTCATCATATATTTCCATAACAGTATCGTTTTCATTACCTATTCTAATTCCTTCAAATACATCTTCTTTTTTAAGTCGTTTCTCAATAGATTTAAATGCATTTTCACTGTAAGATGGTGCTTTAAATATACCTTTTAATAAAAGTTTAGATTCAGTTTTTGTTAAACGTTCTTCTAATATTTTTTTTAATTTAGATTTACTGACCCCTAATGTTTCTGCATTTTTTAATGTAATATATAATTTATTTTGAGAATCAAAAGACTCCAACGTATATTGTACATAAGCTCCAAGTTTTTGTTCTGCACCTGAACGAGCAGAATATGCCGTTCTTGCAAATTTACTTCTCATATTTTTTTTATCACCATTAAATGATGTTAAAATAAATGGCATGCTAGATAATGGTTTTGCATCTTCTACTCTAACCCCTGACATTAAAGCTACTACTTCGTCAAGGCCATCTCTTTGAGTTCCATAATCAGTAAATCTACCTGTTGCTCCGTCCCAAATTCGTGCAAAAGAAGTTACAGCTCCTGGAGTTAATCCACCAAAAATATGTTTAAGAGAGTTAGCAATAATTACACTTGGATCATCTTGAGGAAAATAAATTTGTTTACCTTCTGAAGTTTTGCCACCTCTAACTGTAACGTCAAAAGCTCTTTCAGTACCAATAGACTCTGATATAAAAGGTGTTAAAAATTCTATGACCGCACCTTTTCTTTTGTTTGGATCTATTGCACCACCAAACAATGAATTCATTACAATAGACATTACATTGTCTTCTCTTAATCTACCTTCTGTAAAAGCACCGAGAAGTCCATTTACAGGTGCTACTAATGAATCGTAAGGATTAGAATATGAAAAATTATAGTATTTAAAATTACCATTTTCATCAGGAGCAGATACTGGGACTAGGGTTGAGTTTTTTTGATATGGTGGAGCAAAAGAAGTTTGAAATGCTGTCATCATTTCTTCGTCTACACCCGTCATATACTGTGCACCTTTTTGAACTGTAAAACCTATACCACCAAGAACAGTTGAAACTCCTACTAATCTTCTTGCACCCATTTGTCTTATAAACGGATTAGTGCTTGTTAGTTCTCTTGCACCTATATTTATAATGTTTGCAGTTGTTCTTAAAATTTCTGCCGGGAAAGCTACAAAATTACCTAAAGGTAAGTTTCTTATGTTTTCAATTATTAAAGGTACTTTACTATATGTAGGAATAGTATTGGTAACCAGGTAAGCTGAAGCTTCTTCTAATGCTTGCAATGGTGTTTTTTCTACACCAGTTAATGGATCTAATTTTACAAATCTTTGTCCCCCTACTACTCTAAACCAATCTTCAACGTTTTTCATATATTGAGTATATTGTTTACTACCTTTAATTAATGTTTCAGGATTTCCAAATGCAGTTTTTAAAGCACCTTGATAAAAATTATCTGCATATATTTTCCAAAAGTTATCAGCACCTTGATAAATATCTGTAAGCTTCTGCATAATTTTGGTATTCATTAATTTTTGAAAACTTATTTTTCCATCTTTAGCACTTTCAAGAACTCTTCTCATTTCTTGTACGTTTATGTTTTGATCAATAACACCATTCTTAATTTTGTTTTCTATTCTAGCAATTTTTTCTAGATCGGTTTTAGCTCCTTTAAATATATCGTCTCCAGTTAATCTCCATGCATCTTTAAATCCTATTCTGCCCCCAATCAAACCACTAGCTAATGGGAAAAAAGAAGCCGTAGTAAAGTTTCTTACTTGAGTCATTGGTGACAAAATAGTTTTAGATATTTGAGCCCCAGCTTTTAAACTCATTAAAGATTTATATCCAGGTAAACCATAAAGACTAGCTGTTACTTCTTTCATTCCTACTAATGCATTTGCTATTTCTGGTGCTGCTTTAAACTCACCAGTAAATAAATCACTAGTCATAGAAAAATCATCTAAGTCAGCTTTTCTTCCGATAGACTCTATGTTTGTTAAATTTTTACTTGTTGCAAAACCTCTTCTTTCTATTGCTGCTGCATCAAAAATAATTCCAGGTCTGTCGACAGTATCTAAACCTTCTCTGACCATTGCATCAAATATTTTTTTGTTATGTAATTGTCTGGATTGATTTAAAACAACATCTAATCCTGCTATCAAAGGATTATATGTTTCAACATCTTTAGAAACTATTTTACCTGCTTTTGCTAATTCTTCAACAGTTCTACCTTTTTCAACAGATAAAAGTTTTTTCATTGCATCTGGCAAACCTTCTTTTTTAACTATTTCAGGAGCCATACCTAATGATTTTCCTACTGCAATAAATAAACTGTTAGGTTTTACATTACTTTGAATAGCTAATTGTTTTAAATTTAACATTTTATTTTTAGCTAAAAGATCTACTTGTTTAGTTACTTCAGCTTTTAAGGCAGTAGCTCTTTCTGCACCTTTAAGATTTTTATTTGCAATTATTTTTTCTGCCGAATCTTGAGCGTTTTTTAAACTTGTTTCAAAACCAGGTTGTTTCTTTTTTATTGCAGTTCGAAACCAATCAACTGCTTTTGTTTCTAATAATGGATTAAATTTAAAATCTTTATTATTAAAAGCTGCAAATCTTCTTTGAGCATATGTTCCAAAATCCAGAGCTGCACCATTTTTTAACTCTACACCCGCTGTAAGAAATTTGTATTCATTTTCTGCAGCATCAACTATTTTTTTAAATTCTTTAATATTGGTAATTAATTCTTTTTCTACGGCTTTATCTGTTCCCTTATTTAAACTTTTAATTAATTCATCTGTTTGACTTGCGGGTGCTTTAAGAATATCTTTAACTTTATTTGCTTCTATTTGTAAAGCAAGTAAAGATTCCCCATCATCAAATTTTAATTTGTAGTCTTTAATAATATCTTGTTGTATGTCTTGAATTTTAGTTGCAAATGTTTTTAATGTTTTTTCTTTTCCTGCTAGTGCTTGATTAGCTTGAAGTTGTAAATTTCTTATTTCGGGTCCTACTCCTCTGTCTGTTCTAAATTGATCTCCTACTCTTACTAAACCTCTTTTAATTTGATCTATCATTCCACCGCCCACAGGGACATGTCTCCATTCACCACTTAAACCTAATTTATCTCCAACTTTTTCTGCAAGAGCTCCACTTTTAGCAACAGCAGATTGAATAGCACTTTTCTCACCTTTACCTACAATAGCATTAATGGCTCCTGTTAAAGGATAATCAATTACATTTAAAGCTTTACCACCTACATAGCCAACTGTTTTAGCTGCAGGTATAATTCCATATTTAAATCCAACTGTAGCCGCCGCTGGTAATAAAGTAATTCCACCACCTATTACTGTACCTTCAGCACCAAACTTTAATTTACCTTTAATTGTTTCCGCAGCTCTTTCTTTACCTGTTAAACCCTCAAAGTCAGTTTGTTCTGTTAGGCCTACTACATCAGAAAGTGTTCCTAAATCATCTGGAGTAGAAACTGCAAAATCTGTAAGACCTCCAATACCTCCATAATAACCAGCACGTTTTGCAAGCTCCATACCTTGTGATGCTCTGGTCATACCAGGTGCAGTTAATTTAGTAGCTGTGCTTAAACCTTTTAATTTACTAATACCTCCTGCAATTTTTAATGCAGCTCCATAAGGTATAGCAAATTGCGCAAGAATAGATGTAATGTCTCCAACTGCCGTATCTGTTTCTGGAGTTATCTTATCAAAGATATTATCAATACCTGTAAGTAAATCTGTGTTTGCAAGATAGTCAATAGGCATTACACCTAATTGAAGAAGACCTTTAACAGCTTGACTTAAACCAGCTACAGCTCCAACAGGAATATCAAAAAGATAATCTGTAACACCTACATCGGTTCCCCGAGCCTCGGTAATATCTTCTTCGTAGTCGAAACCTCTTAAGCCTTCTAATGCCATGTTGTCTCCTATGCTGTTTGTGGTGCAGGAGGAATTATAAGATTAACACCATACTTTAAATTAAAAGCATTAACATCATTTTGTGTTTCTATGTATGCAAAATCTTGTAAGGCCTCTTCACTGTTTGCTAATAATTGTACTACGTCGTCGGTAATTTCTTCTGGTAATCTGTCTCTTAATTGAGCATAATTTAATTTTATGACAGGTTTTTCAGCTGTGTTAGCTCCTATAGTTTGGACTTCTGTTGAAACTATTTGTTCTCCTGACCCCGTGTCTGGAGTACCAAAAGCTCTTTTAATTCTACCACCATCTTTTACACCTAATCTTTCATAAGCATCTGCGATGTTAGGATGAATGTCTTTAAATTCTGGAATAGTAGTAAATAAATTAAAATTTTTCTTAGCTTCTTCTAAAGCTTTTTTATAACGAATTAATTTTTTATCTGTTAAATCTACCTCTTTACCTTTTTTAGTATACTTTTCTTCAATGTATAAATCTATTGCAGTTTTTGCATCTTTTACACTTTCGTATCTATCATATATTTCTCCTACTACAGTCTTGTCACTTAAATTCTTTTTACGTGTTGTTGAATCTGCATCACTAAATTTTTCTTCTATTATAGTAGATATAACTTCATCTTGTGATTTACCTTTATATTTAGGGTTGTCTGATTTCATTAAAATAGATGCTTGATATTTTAAATCTTTAATACCAGGTGTATCCTTACCTGCTTTAGCTTCTTCTTTTTCTTTTTCTTTGAAAGCTTTGTATGCCATTAATGTAACAGCTTTGTCTTCTTTGTTTCTTTGTCTTACAATAGGTAGAGCCATATTAACAGCTGCATCTAATTTCTCTTTAAAGCTACCTTCAGTTCCAACAGCTTTAGCAGCTACTAATGCAGCTTCTCCTTTTTCCAAACCTTCATTTTTTAAAAGTTTATTTAAAAAATCTTTTTCTCTTTTAATTTCTTCCATAGGATCTAAAGTAATTGAGTTTTCTTCGCCTCCTAGTTCTATTATTTTTTTCTTTTCTGCTTCGTTTTCTAATATTTGGTTAGCTACAGTGCCTTGGTAATTTTGTCTAATATCATCTTGTTCAGTAAATTCTAAAGTATCAATACCAGAAGATGCAGTATCTGTAATTATTTTTCCCGTATTTCTATTTCTTACATTACCCTCAGCATCTGTAAAAGTATTTTCTGCAGAAAATATAAAATCAGCAGATTTTTTAAGTTTTTCTCCTCTTTTTTTATATAATTCTTCTATTGTTTGAGGCGCAGTGTTAACGCTTCCTCTAGTATCACTACCCGCTAATACTTCTTCTATTCCTTTTGCTTTTTGTGTTTCTTTAATTTGTCCAGGTAATAATGGAATTTGAGTTTTAGTTCCTAATATATTTTGATTTAAAAAATTAATAATAGGATTTTGAAAACCTGTTCTACTTCCCATGTTTGTTCCGGACATAATTCCGCCACCTATGGTATTGCCGCCTCTTCTAAATGATGCTCTTTTTAAATACATTATTTTCCTCCACCAAAAATACTACCTAAGCCATAAGCACTTAATCCAGCAGATAAAGCTTGAGATAAAGGTCCGACTCCGCCACCAGCGCCACCCATGGATTGGTTGGTTGTTGTTATTGGTGATCCGCTAGCTTGTGATGCAATACCTGATCCAAAAGCCTGTATTCTACTTAATGGTTCATTGTAAGCTAACTGAGCTTGTTGTTGTGCTGCATCTAACTGAGCTTGTTGGAAAGCTAAGTTCCCTGTACCAGCTGCACCTAATTGTTGTACACCTGACGCTGCTAATGATGGTTGTAATGATGCTAAGTTTTTTTGTTGTTCAAATGCATTTTGTGCAAATTGATTTGCTTGAGTAAATCCTTGACCTAATAATTGTGCTTGTAATGCTGCTCTGTTTCTTGCTGCAGTGTTAGCATACTCTGCTTGAGCTATACCTTCTCTACCACCACCAAAAGCTCCCGCTTGAATAGCTGTAGCTGCTAATTGTGGAACACCTTTTGCGGTTTGTACATCAAATTCTTGTAACGTCGTATCAATTACTTGTTGTTGATAAGGCGACATAAAACTTTGAAAAGCTTGTGGGCCTGAATAAGCTGCTGCTTGATCTAAAAAAGGTTGGTATCCTGCAACACCCGTTCCAGTACCTGTCCCTATCACAGCTCCTGTTGCATCAAATTGTAATTGACCAAGTCCTGCTTGAGTAGCTGCTTGTTGTTGCGCAGCTTGAGTTAAAACATTTTGACCTGCAACTTGTGGTCCAAGTTCCGCAAGTGTTGGTACACCTACTGAGCCAGGAGCTCTACCAACTTGTTGCGTTAATAAATCTATATAGTTTTCCTGAGCTGCTTCTATTGCAGGGGATCGTCTTACTGTTTGTGTATAATCTGTTACTGCCATTATGCTTTACCTACTTGTTCTGCTTGTTTCATTGTTTTATATAATTTTTTAGAGCCTTCTTCAACGTCTCCTCCACCAATACCTCTAACAGCATCAGCAGTCATTACAAATTCGTTTTTAGATAACATTGCTGGAACGTCATCTGCTTTTTCTTTTACACCAACTGGTACAAAACCACCTTCGTCTCTATAGTCTCTTTCAATTACACCTGCTTTATTTTGTGTTAATTTACCTGTTGGCACATCTCCAATGCCACCTACTGATCTAAACGTTTTACCTGTTAATTGAAATAGTTCTGCTTCAATATCAGATACATCTGCATCTGCATCTTTTGCTAATATACCATCTCTTAAAACTAATAATTCAGATACTCTGTTAGATCCACCTGCAAATCCTATTCTACCGCCATCTGCTTTCATACCCATAATAGCAATTTCTTTTAATATCGCTGCATCGGTAGCGTATCTGTTAGGATTACTTAATATTCTATACAACTGAGGCATTGTGTAAGATCTACTTGCTCCACCTGCACCTCCTAGTCTTCTAAATAAATATGATTTTTCTGCAGAACTAAATGTAATACCTGCCATTAAATCGTTTTCTTCTTTTTCGTCGTCACCGGCTTCAACGTCAATAGTCATGATACCTATTTCTGCATCTTCTGGTTCTGAACCAAATTTAAATCCTATTCTTCCACCGTCTTTTTTACCAGCAAAGAAGTTAGTTAAGTAACCTGCGTACTCTTCTTGTTTTTCTGCTTTTTTTAATTCATCATACTCTGCTTCAGTTAAATCAGTATCAATTCCAGTTTCAGCGGCTAGTGCTTTAGCTTCTGCATATGAGGCTGAAAAAGCCAATGCTCCCATTACCGCTGCTTTGTCAAGTGTAGTTCCACCTTTACCATCTGGTTTAGTAAACGCCGCTTTAGTTCCTCTTTTTAAAAGATTTAAAGCTTCAGATCCTCGTTCATTTAAAGTGCTATTAGGACTTAAAATTTTTTGTATAGATTCTGTGATTGTCATTTGTTTTGGTGAACCTGTAAGAGTTTCTTGTGTTACTTTTTCAGCTATGTTTTGTGGGGTTAAAGATACTTCACTCATTTGTTCTGCTAAAATATTTGGCGAAGCACTCGTGCCTCCTGCAGATTCTGCTAAAGTTATTTCTCCACCTACTTCAGATCCTGTTAATCCGTCTCCTACACTTGAAACAGGTTGAGTTCCTCGGTTCGAGAAGAACTTACCAAGACCCGTGTCTGTACCTATAGGGGAACTAAATCCTGATGTAAAACCACTAGGTGTAAACGCACCGCCTGATGCAAAAGGATTACCTTGGAATCCTGCACCACCTGCATATCGGGCTAGCTGTCCGCCACCATATGTCAGTGCACCTCTTTTTAAAGAATCACCAATACTACCAGTTTGATCAAAGCTACCAATACCGGCCATAGCACCTGCAAGAGCAGGGTTAAATGGAGCTACAAAAGGAGCAGCTTTAACTGCTATATCCGCTACTTCATTGGGTATAATTTTTCTTACAAATTTTTTAAGTTTACTACCTAAGCCAAATTTTTCTCTAGGGGCAACTTGCATGATGCCGCCGTTTGCTTGTAATTGTCTGTTCATTAAAGATCTAGATATTGCCATAATTTAAATATATTTATACTGTTGAGCAGGCATAGATATCCTGAAAATACTACACTTTATTTGATTTTTTTAGGCTCGTCAATAGATTTGAGGGGGCGACTACCTTGCCACAAATCATCTCTAAAACGACCACAATAAGAATACTCACCTACATGAGTAATAAAATCATTAATATATGCATATACTTTACCACCTATATTCCGCCATCTTTGACAAAAACCAAAATCTTCACCAAAATATCTTTTGGTTTCAGGGTCATGTAAAGTGTCAAATAAATTATACATATTAGGTTGTTTAACTTCTTTACCGTTTATTATAGTTGGTTGAAATATTTCAAGGTCTGGATTAGCTTCTATTAAATCAGTTAATACTTTTCTTTTAATTAACATACATCCTGTAGGAATATGAGTAAGTTCTACTACACCATCATGGGCCTCTACCTCATTAGGATTATCTGTTTTAACTGGATAAGTATAACCAGAATTCATTAAATCATCTGGCCCTTGTATAGCATCTTTTTTTTCATGCAATCTTCTCCACATTTTATCCCAACTTAAAGTTTTCATAGGATAAGGGACACCTATAATATCTTTATCTTTTTCTAACATTTTAAATATAGTTTGTGGATTAAAATCAATATCAGAGTCTACAAATAATAAATGAGTATAGTTATCTTCATGATTTAACATACTAGCAACACATATATTTCTACCTTGTGTAACTAAAGAAGATTTTAATAAAGTAAAACTTACTAATATATTTTTTCTTAAACAAGCTTGTTGAAATTTTAAAACAGCTTGTGTGTAATGCATAGTGACTTCACTATGACATGGTGTACATACCATGATTTTGTACGGGGATACATTTCCTATATTAATTTCTGTAACCTCCGAATCTACTTTGTTAGTCTTTATAGTTTGATAAGTATCTTTATTGTGTTCTACAATTTTGCTCGAATCTGTTTTATTAAACCAGATGGGTTCATTGTTTTTGCCCGAGGGCGTATTACTTTTTTGCATTAATTGCTCCTTGTAAAAATCGGACCCAAGACGTAGCTTGTTTAGTCCAGTTGTAGTAATTATTAACATACTTAGATTGATCTTCTAAATGACGGTGAATAGCAGGATCATGCAAAGTGATAGCAGCTGCATCAATACCATAAGCAAATTTTTCAGATAAATTTCTGTAGTTAATATCATAGGGTATATACATAGGAAACTCTGCGCCTGTTTCAAACAAAGCTCCATAATTAGTTGTAATACAGTAAAGACCAGCAGCCATAGCTTCTAATAAGGATATACATGATGTTTCTTCAAAGATACTTGGATATACATACATATTATAATTATGAATATTTTCTCTAATGTATTCATTAGGTTTATAACCAATGTAATTTACATTAGGTAATTCTCTTGCTTGTTTATAAAGTGCTGTATAATTATGATCGTTTTGTTCATAAAATTGTTTTCCATATATTTCTGTAGATGAATATACATCTAAACTAATAAGTGGATTCTTTACTAATTGCATTGCACCTAATAATACACTTAGTCCTCTCCAAGGGGTATTTTGATGAATAATTTTTATAGGTTTGTTTTGTTCATAAGGTTTAGCTTTTCTTATTTTTTCTATTCCGTTTTTAATTACTAAACATTTGTGACACGGTAAACCAAACATCATTCTAAATTTTTCATAGTTCCAATGTGAATTAAATACATACCAATCATACTTGTGATGATTAGCTTTGTTTTTAAACCATGGATATAAGTTAGGTTGGTCCCAAGAATTTTTTTGCCAAAGTATATTTACTTTATTTGGATCAGTAGGTATTTTACCAGGAACACTAGTACAAATTTGTACTTGATCTAATAACTCTTTTTTAACGTACTTGTTTAAAAACTCTAACTGTAACTCAGTTCCGCCTTTAGGGTTTTGGTTTTTCATTTTGTTTCTGCATCACTTTCTGAAGAACCTCTAGTCCTTTAGGAGATACTTGAACAGTTACATCCTGCGCAATATCAGGTCCTTCTTTTTTATCTTTATATATTTCACCTGTCTTTGTATTACGCCACGTTGTTATTGTAGTGCAATCTATTTTTGTCAAATTATCCGTTTTCATTCTCTCTGTTTATTAAAGCATAACTTATTAGGCCTTGTATTTTATTACTGCCTGTAGCTGCTTGCACAGTTATAGCATCTCCTGCTTCTAAATTCAAGCCTTGAGGTGAAGCATTTATTTGTGATTTACCAGGCACATCATCTCTAAAAAATTCATATTCAGTATTTGAATCTGATGAATCTACCAAATTCATGTTTACTAAAATAGATGATGACGCATCATTGTTAGCACAATAAACACTTTTAACTATAATTGCCCCAGTAGTAGGACAAGTAAGCACTGTAGCTTTATTTGTGTCAACCTGTTTAAAACCTTGATTTTTATATTGTATTGTCATGATAAAAAATAATTAAAAGCATCTTGTTCGTTTTTTAAATCTTCTTGAAAAGCAAAATTTAATTGTTGTTTCATAGTTGTCATAGACTCAATAATTTGTCTTTGATTTTCTACATCATAGTCTTGTTGAGGTTCTGGTATATAATTAGTTAACTTAGCCATTATGCTCTATTTATTTTTCTTAATGTTTTAGCAAAACGAGCTCTTTGTCCTAATTTGCCTTTTGCTTTAGCTGCTTTATTTAATTTAGCTAAAGGTATCTTTTCACCTTTTTTAATATTTAAAGCTTTTCTTAAAGAACCTGGTTTCTTAATTGCTTTTTTAATGTTTAGTCTTTTCGTCATTATCTTCTCCCGTCTGGTTGAGCATCCATTCTAAAACTACCATAACGCCATGTTTGTCCTGCAGCATCGTTTTCTACTTTTAATGATAATAATCTTCCTCGTGCTCTAGTATCTACTTTTTCTGTAGTGCTGGTTATTGTAAAAGGTCCGAGTGGTGACCCTGTTTGAATATCAGAAGGAAAGTCAGAAATAAACAAAGTTACTTTTGAATCACCAACTAAAAATTTATAGTCAGGCATAAATCTTTTCATAGACATAAATAATTCTCCGTCGTCTATATCAAAATCTCCTGATCTAATAAATGCTGCAATCGCTGTAGTTCCTGAACTATTAACTTGATCAGTTCCTATTTCATGAGCATAATATATTGATGCTCCGTATTTATTTGTAATGCCGGATATTTCAGAAAAAACTGGAGTGCTTGTTGTTTCATAATCTGTTGCATAAGGTAAATTAAAAACACCTTGATCTTGATAAGTAGTTCTGTCTAAAGAACTAGTGGTCCAACAATTTTCTTGATAATTATAGGTTACACATCGATCTATTTGTAAAGATCCTGCTTTAGGATAAAACCAATTTACTTCTGTGTATAAAGTGTTGGGTGCTGAAAAAACTGTAGCAGCCGAATCATAGTTAATTCCTAAATCTCCATTACGTGTAGTAAATACAAAATCCTCTACAAGACATGGTAAAGCTTTAACTGTACCATCATACATAAAAAATCCACCTTCACCCGACATCCAATATACCGCGCCATTAACATAACTAGCTGCGTGTTGAGCAATGCATCCACAATTAGTTCCAACTTGTCTAACACTAAATGTAAATGGGGGACCAACAAATTGAATAACATAAGCGGCTAAATCAGTTAATACAAATACATAATCTTTACCTTGTAAAGCTGCAGTAATTTTATTTCCTGTATCTAATCTAAATGTTCCCGCGGTATTAGTAGCTTTAGGTAAATAAGTATTAAGGTCTTCTTGGTTAGAAAATCTTACGAACATAGGATCTTGAGTTAAAGAATTGCCAATAGTGGTTTCTGTTCCAAAATGAAATAGATGTCTATCTCTGTCGGACACTAAAGTAAATCTACTAGCAGTTGGATTGTTTGTAGTTTCAAATCCACTTGTGGATATGGAAGCTCTAATTGTTCTTGGATTAGATGCTCCCGCATCCCATGTAAAAGTTTTACCGTTAAATATAGTTGCAACTAATACTTCACCAAAATTATCTAATGACCAGTTACCTGGATCTAATATTACATTACTAGTTCCTCGTTCAGTACCCCATGTAGAGTCCCCCCAAAGATACGTTCCCCAGCCATACCCTAATGTTTGAAAAGTAGGACCTACTTCAACGTATGGATTAATACTAGCTGATCCTGAAGCAGAGGCAGCGCCAGAAGCATTGACTCTCATTTGAATAGTAAAAGTATCATTGTCTGGAACAGTTAATATTTCAAAAGCTCCGTCAGTAAAATCTGTTGCCACATATCCTGTGGGTGGTGTAACTGATGTAAACGTTACGTATCTTCCAACTTCTAATCCATGACCAACTTTGTTTACTGTAACATTATTTTGACTAGAAAATGTATCAAATGTAGCTCCAGTGATTGCTGTATCTAAAGGAGTGATATCGTAAAACGCTTCACCATAATATAAAAATAAACCTTGTGATGTTCCAATGGCCGTATATCTTTCACCTTTTAAACTAGTAAACGCTAATTGAGCTCGTGCTGCTCCGGGAATTGTTTCATTAGCTTGAGTTAATTGTTTCCAACCACCTATTTTTTCAGGAGCCGTGTATCTAAAACGCACAAAATCTCCATCCACCCATTGTCCTGGAAGAGCTGAGGGTACACTTTGTTTGTTGAAACCTGCTGCAAATTTGACTTTTTTAAGTGCCATATTGTTATAATATAAGGTTTTTAAATTTTTGGTAGTATTATATTCCAATCTAACTTAGATATCAAATCCTGTAAATGAACATCTTTTAATTTATTTTCTCTTAAATATTGATGTAATTCTTCTATATCGACAATAATATATTGATCTTTCATATCAAAAACCATTTTATCTGCTTTAGTATAAAAGCTTCCTATTTTACCATTATTTTTAATAGGCCTTAAATCAAATTTAAAATTTTGATTCAATCTGTTTTTAAGAATACCTCTTACATCCCAACCTTCTTTTTCTACAGGGTAAACAACATCACTTAAATGTTTTTCTATAAACAATTTCATTACACATAATTAATATTTATATTAAACCTACCTTTTGTATCTGTAGTATTAGTACATGAGTGTTTTTTAGAAGGATCAAAAAATAATGCTCTGTTAGCTACTGATTTAATTACTTTACCGTCAGATAATATTGTACCTCCATTACATGTATTTAAAGAAAATATTAGACCTTTATGTTTAAATTTATAATCTGTGTGATATTCATATGTTACTTTTTTATTTGTTGCTGGATATAAATTTCCTTTAATTCTTTTAATAGAAAACCATTTAAATTTTGATAATATTATTCTTTCAATAATATGATTATGTCCGCTTTGTAAAACATCCGTAAAAAAATTATGTGTAAAATAATATTCAAAGGGATCATTAAGAACCTTGTTAAATGCTACTGAATTATTATAGAACCATGGAAAATTAGGTCCCATCATTATATTTTGTAATTCTTTTAATTCTTCTTTAGGTAAAAAGTTATCTATAATTTTCATTCTTTTTCTTTAAACCAAGCAGGCAATCCTAAATGTTTTTTCTTATCAAAAATATTAAATCTTGAACCTGGAGTCTTTAAATTATTGTAATGTAAAAAAACTTGTCCACAACTTTTCCCTTTAAATTTTTCTCTCCAATGCTCTAATTCCATACCTCTATAAACTAACATGTCACCAGGATTTAAATTTATTTGAATACCTTTTGCTTTGCTAGAACTCGTTATTTTTTCCCAATCCGGTATCCCAACATTTTCATTTGGACTTAAATATATTGGCCAATTGTCTCCACCTAAATTAAGAGTGGTTGATATTTCACAACTAAACCTATCTTTGTGTCTTTTTAATATGTCACCTTTTTTGTAAATTCTAGCATAGGTATAAGATGGTTGTAATTTTAATCCTGTTGTTTTTTCCATTACTGGTTGACACTTTAACATTAAAGTGTCCATTGCTGCATCTGAGTACATAGCAAATGTGTCTGGTATTTGATCGTCTTTACCTTCGTAAAAACCATTTATAGTTTCAAAAGGACTTAAATAACGATATTGTATACAAGTATCGTAGACTTGTTTTTTCATTAAAAAATAATTGTAAAGATATATTGCTAAATCTTCGGATATAGCTTTTTTTATTACAGTATATTTTAATTTTTTAAAACTCATATTGCATTTCCACTTACAATTAATCTATTGTTACTTTTATTTAAAGGAACTTCGTGAGGCATAAAACCTGGAAATATTAATAGTGTGCCGGGCTTAAAATCAAATTTTATTTGTCTGTTATTGTTAATTAAGGGATAACCTATTTCATGGAATATAATAGGAGAGGAGTTTTTATCTCCATCAATAAACCATACAAAGGAATAATCTTTTTGAGTTGCAAAATGTGTGTGTATACTATGATAATCATTCTTTAAATATAATTGAATCCAACAATCTATAATATTTAATTTATGTTTCTTAAATATATCTTGTAAATTTTTTTTAATCATACTTAATAATTTTTTATCTTTTTTAAGAAAGTTATTATTATTTGTTTCATCTTTGGTTAATGAATATGATTTTATTTCTTTTAATAATTTAGAAGTTATATTAATTTCTTCCTCAAAAATAGTATATTGAAAACAATGCTTGTAACTCATAGTATTCTTTCTGGGTTTAAATAGATATTACCTGAAATACTAACCCTTGTTTTATTTGAAGTATAAAAAGGATAAACGGTGTGTTGAGTTTTACTAGAAAAAAACAACATGGTTCCTTCGTCTTTTGGAGATAAATGATATTGATGAGTTGCTATTTTACCGAAAGAATTAGTGTATAAAAATTGAAATGTATTTGGAAATGGTGAATTAGAATGATTAGAAAAAGATAACTTTTTTTCTTTTTCATAATCTGCAGGTATGTCTAACCATATTACAAAAGAATAAATACCACCATGATCGTGAACAGGATTAAACTCATATTTTTTTTGAAAGTTTACCCAAAATCTATTTAATTCATAAGCACAATTTTTTGTTAATACGCTAGGAACCAAAGCTTCTTTTACGCAGTATTTTTCAAAATCACTAATGCTAAACAACAAAATTTTTTGAAAAAACCAATTATCCTTATCCACCAGTTCATATGAAGATTTTATATTACCTGCTAAAGTGTGGTTATTTTTGTGTTTTTTATCTTTAATATAAGTTCTTAATCTATCTAAAACTTCTTTTGGAAGTTTTTGTTCTAAAAAACCAACATTACTAAAATGTATTAATTTACTTTCCATTAAAATTTTTTTGCCATTTCTTTTGGCACAGCTTGTATATTCCAATGAATAAATCTAAACGGTTCTATACCGTGATCTACTACAAACTCATGCTCTAAATAACCAGGAAAAATAACTAAATTTCCAGGTTTAGGTCTAAAGTGAACTAAATCATTTCCATTAAGTATTGTTTCGCTAGGCCTCATTTTTAATTTGGTTGCACGTGCACCTGTTCTTGGTTCGTGAAATATTGGGTATGATGTTTTATCACTGCACTTTAAAAAATAAAATCCTGATACGTGTTGATTCCAATGTATGTGTGCAGAGTGATGACCACCACCTTTTTTTGAAAACTCTTGTACCCACATTTCAGAAAACATAACAGAATACTGTTCCATATCAAAACCCTGTTCATTTAAAAAATCCCAAGATTTTTGACCAACATATTTTCTAAAATCTAAAAAATTATTGTCTATTGTAAGTGGTGTTGAATGATAAGATGTTCCAAAATCACCAAACTTTTTTATATATTCTTTATTAAAGTCCATCTTCTTTGCAGCTTTAATATATTCATTAGAGTGTCTTATCAAAGATTTTAAATATTCAGGTCTGTCTTCTACCCAAATAGGTGTTTTAAAATAATCTACTTTTTCCATTTTATTTAAAAGGATATCCAAGGTTCCACATAACTAATGAATATCTTACTCCTTTCGTAACAGGTTTAACTCTATGCCAAACAAATGAAGGAAATACAATGATAGAACCTTTTGGTAATATTTCTTTTGCTTGTTTTAAATGTTTAGATTCCTCTCTCATATTTGGATCATAGTTTCTAAAATCAAATTCTAATTCACCACCCTCATATTCTGATCCATCAGTTAATTGACAAGTTACTGAAAGTTTTCTTATTTTACCTTGTTCAGGTCCTTTTTTTTCATAGGGTTTATTCCAACTATCACAATGCCAATCGTAGTATTGATTTAATTTATATTTTGTAAATTGACAAGCTTCTGATCTATGCCATTCAAAGTTCCACCCAGCATTTTGATTAGCTCTGTGTACATATGGATGTATTTCTTTATATATCCAAGTATCACTAAGCCATACTAAATCAGAATTTCTTTTTCTTTTTAAATCTATAATTTCTTTTTCTGTTAATTTTTTATCACCATAAGTACCAGTTTTTGCCATAGTTTCTTTTTTAGATAATGCATATTTAATTATGTCATCACATATTTTTTCAGGTATAGCTGACTTAAAATACCAATAATAATTATCGAATTGCATATTTTAAAATAATTCAAAAGTGATGGTTTGTACAAAATTTAAAGAAGATTTTTGATTATTAGATATTGTGTATATATTAGTTGAAGGAAACATAATAAAAGAATTATGTTTTAATGGCATTTTAAAACTTCTACCTTTTCTTCTATTATCATCATAATAAATAGTCACATAACATTCTTCAGTATTAATTCCATATATACATGTAAAGTCAGGAGAATTCTTTAAATCAACCGGATCAACAGGAGACAAACAAGTATATTCTTCATTTGGAGTAAAAATATTTCCCCAAGTTTTTTTATTTACTAATTTTATTTGATGTCTTAATTGAACATTTTCAATTATGTATCTATTTAATTGATCCCAAGATTTACAAAAAACAGCGTTATTATTTTTGTAAAAACATTTAAAAATATTTTGACACATTTCTAAGGAATTAACTTCATATCCTTTAGGTAACTTTACTATGTCACTGTAAATAGCTTGTTCTGTTAATACTTTCTTTTTCATTCTAAGAATGAATATACTTATTTATAGTTTAAAATCAATATTTAATTACAGGACTTCAGGGCCAAGATCTGTTAATGTCCAAGATTGATTGTTTTCATCCCACTCATAAGTCCACATGTGAGTATTAGCTTCGTTTTGAGATTGTTGTTCTGCAGTTAAATTTGGTGCAGCTGTAGGTGGATCCCAACTTGCAGTTGAAGTATTTTTTACCCATGATGGAAAAGGTTTTTCTCCAAAAAACATATTGTTTTCTGGATCCCAAATATAACCTATGCCCGCATAGTTTCCTCTAAATGGAGTTCCTCCGTCCTTACGTGTGTTATTTTCTGTGTTGTAAGAAGTTTGAATCCATTTTTCAGCTGGCCAATTATTATGTGTTTGTAAATATTGTTGCCCTATAGATTCAGTTTCTACACCCTCACTATTTTGAATTTTTTCATTATCAATATAAAGAATTGATAGAACCTCATTATTATCATTAATTTTTGCAAAATGTGCCATAATTATTGAAATTTATACCTTATTACTACTAAA